ACATACGCATACTATTTGCACATGGCAAAGTTTAAATGTTTTATTAAAAAATACAAAAAATAAAAATGTGGATATAAGTATTAGTGAATTTATTGAGGACGTTGTTTGTGTACAGGTAGACGAAGTTCATACAGTTAAAGCAGATGCACTTAAAACTTTATTAACACAGGTTATGGGTCACATACCCATACGTTGGGGATTAACTGGTACAGTACCTAAGGAAGATTATAATTTTATAAGTCTTAAATGTAGTTTAGGAGAGGTTTTGGGTAGAGTTAGTGCTAGTGAATTACAAGAACAAGGTATATTAGCAAATTGTCATGTTAATATAATACAATTAATTGACCATGTAGAGTATAGAAGTTATCAAGAGGAATTAAAATATCTATTAGAAACAAAAGACCGAATTAAATATATTGCAGGGTTAATAGAAAATATTAAACAATCTGGTAATACATTAGTATTGATAGACAGAGTAAAACCCGGTGAAACATTAGCCGGATTAATTAAAGATGCAGTATTTGTAAGTGGAGGAACAAAAACAAATGAAAGAAAAGAACAGTATGATGACGTTGCCATTAGTGATGATAAGGTTATTGTTGCTACCTATGGTGTTGCTAGTGTTGGTATTAATATACCTCGTATTTTTAATCTTGTGCTTATTGAACCTGGTAAGTCATTTGTTAGGGTTATTCAGTCTATCGGTCGTGGAATTCGTAAAGCCGAAGATAAAGATTTTGTTCAAATCTGGGATATAACCTCAACATGCAAGTTTGCAAAAAGGCATATAACAAAACGTAAGCATTTTTATAGAGATGCTGAGTACCCATTTACAATTGAAAAAACAGATTGGCAAGTATAGAACTTTACATTTTATCTTAAGGATGTTATAGTACAACTATGAGAATATTAACATTAGAAAATAATAAGGCGTACGATTTAGATACGTTACCAGAAGAAATAGATGATTTACGATTTAGTATATTAGATAATTCAGATCCAGTATTGCCTGATTATTATTTTATACCTCTTATTTTTTTAGAGAGTTTTAATAGTCCAGCATTAGTATTACGTATTGGTACACATATATTAAAAATGCCCATTGATTGGCAAATATTAATAGGTGAACCCGATTGTGGCAATTTAGAAGTATTACCTTTAACGGCTATTAATGATAGAGGTTTCAAAGCATTTCAATATAATCCAATAAGTGGGTTTAGACCAGAATTTCTTGATATCGAAATAATAAATGTTTATCATGATGTATCTTGGTACGCCCCTAAATTAAAAAATGGCCAACTGTTATGTGTGCCAATAAACAATGAAGATAAACCACCATGTGTTTATTTTGTAAGAGATATTAGTAGGAACTGTGAAGTAATAGAATATGAAAAGGCAACACCGGGTTGAGTAAGAACCAAGACCCATTACATATTAGTAACGAAATGGCCGCATTTGATCGTAAAGATCGAGCGTATTATGATAAGTTTACTGATGAGCAACGTAAAAAGTTTTCTACGTATTTAATGTTACGTTATGGAGCATCGGTAACCGGTGATATTACATTACAGTCTTATTATTTAATGGCCACAAATCAACGAGTGAATAAACATTTTTTTGATCTTAATAGACATCCTAAGTTACAATGGTTAATGTGTACATCGGTTAGTCCGGGCATGGGTAATAAATATCATTATTGGCTACCTGCAAAAAAGAAAGTTGGTGCTAGTACTAATAAATTAATAAAATTTGTTAGAGAAATCTGGCCTAATCTCAAGGAAGATGAGCTCGAAATGATAATTACTCTAAACGACAAGAAAGAACTTAAACAATTGGCAAAAGAACATGGTTGGAACGATAAACAAATTAAAACAGACTTATAAGTGTAAATATTGTGAGCGTGAATTTGCACGTGAAAGTACCCTTGACGTACATGTTTGTGAACAGAAAAAAAGATTCCAACATAAAAATGATTCTGGAAATCGTATTGGGTTTCAAAACTACCTTAAATTTTACGAAGTAACACAGGGTAGTGCCAAAACTAAAACATTTGATGATTTTGCAACATCGGCATATTATAAAGCATTTGTTAAGTATGGAAATTATTGTGTAAATTCAAAAGTGATTAATATATCAAGATATACCGAATGGTTATTAAAAAATAACAAGAAAATTGATAATTGGCATCATGATAATTTATACGAAGAATTTTTACATGAATATTTGTTTAGAGAAAATAGTTCTGATGCATTAACAAGAGCATTACAAAATAGTATTGAGTGGGCAAAGCAAACAGGAAACCCAAGTGAACATTTTTTAAGATTTGGTAATCCAAATCAAATATGTCATTTAATACAATCAGGTCAGATAAGTGGTTGGGTAGTATTTAATTCAGATAGTGGACATGAATTTTTAGAAAGTTTAAATTCAGAACAGTTGGCTATTATATTTGATTATATTAATCCAGATCAATGGCAAAAAATATTTGGAGATTATCCTGGTGATGCAGAATATGTTAAAGAAATGTGTCGACAGGCTGGGTGGTAAAATATATGAAGCAAACAGATATCGATATAGATTTTGCAGATAGACAAGGAATTTTAAAATTAATAGATTGTGTCCCAGCAATGCAAATAAAAGATAATGAGGTACGTAAGCATAACAGTGGTGTATATGTTACTGCTATACCATATGACCCTATTAATGATTGTGCTAGTATAGATTATAAATCTGCAGAAGAACGTGGTTATTTTAAATTAGATTTTTTGAATGTTAATGTTTATAAATTAATAAAAGATGAAGAACATTATCAAAAAATGTTAGAGCAAGAGCCACCCTGGGAACGTTTAAAAGAAAAAGAATTTGTTGAAAAAATTATACATATTAGTAATCATTACGAGCTTATTAAAAATATGGAGGTTAATAGCATTCCAAGAATGGCGATGTTTTTAGCAGTAATTCGCCCCGGTAAACGACATTTATTAGGCCAAAAATGGGGTAAAATTGCCGACGATATTTGGAGCATACCAGATGACGAATCTTATTATTTTAAGAAAAGTCATTCACTTAGTTACGCAGTATTAGTTGCCTTACATATGAATCTTATTAATGAAAAAGAAAGTTTATCTACATAATAAAAGTTTATTAAGGGAATTCCTTAAAGACGTTACAACGTATACCTCTGAAGAATTTAAGGACCTTCCAGAAGATGCTTTAGTTATAACTCCATTAGGTTATTCAAGTCCTCTAGAACGTCACGATGTTAAAAATGCTAAATTTGAAATGGTTTTGGAAAACCTTTATGAAGGATCTAGCACGTTCATTAGATTATTATATCAATTTGGATTTTTAAAATCAGCATTAAGAGGTGAATGCCCTGTAATTTGTTCTGGAGAAACCCCCGAATCATGTAGTGCTCTTAATATCAATTATTTCTTATATAAAACTGGTCAAGCAAATTTACAGAATAGAGATTATAAAATAAAAATTACTGAAAAACCTTATACATTTCTTTGTCTAAATAATAGACCAAGACCACATAGAACAAAGTTATTAGAATATTTAAACTCTTTTAATTTATTAGATGATGCCTTGTGGTCTAATCTTTTATTAAATAATTCTGAGAATGGTGAGATAGTACGACTTCCTAAAGAATTTGATATGCCAGAACTTGATAAGAGTGAAAATATATCATTAAGATTAATGGAATGGGATCAATGGTTGGCTGGACCTGCTATACCTAAACAATATGATAGTACATATTTTAGTGTAATTGCAGAATCAACAATAATGCATAGATATAGTTTTTTCACAGAAAAAATATATAAACCTATAATTATGGGTCATCCATTTTTAACATTAGCTAGTAAAAATTATTATCCTGATCTCCGGAAAATATTCCGAACATTTGAACCGTATTTAGATGAAGTTTTTTCTATACATAATAATTGGGAAATCCGTGTTTCGTCAGTAGTTAGGGAAATTGATAGGTTAGTTTATGATCGTACTAAGCTAGTAAATTTTATAAAAAGGGTCGAGCCAATTTGTAGACACAATCAGGAAACATTTTGGAAATTATATGATGAATATCCTCAAACTACAGAAATAAAATTAAGAAAATATCTTAGTCAACTCGGCGGACAAGTGTAATAGATTTGCGTTTAGTGCGTTTTTTAGTTAAC